CATAATGACGTACAGATTGTCGAAGAAGAACTGTTACGTGCGCACCCTTGCGTAGACAGATTGGACAGTGTACGTCAACTTATCTTGATGGATATGGCATTTAACATGGGTGTTCCACGTTTATGTAAGTTTGTTAATATGTGGAACGCTATCCACGAAGAAAAATATGATGTTGCAGCAAAAGAAATGCTTGACAGCAGGTGGGCAAATCAGGTAAAATCACGTGCAGTGAAGTTAGCTAATGCAATGCATAATGGGGAATTTTAATGAAAAAATTTAAACCTTGTAAAGATTGTCCCACTCCAGCTAATTGCAAAGCTGTGAATAAGTGCCAAAACAAAAGTAAATAATATGTGGCCTTATAATGAAGAAGAGAGAAAATGGCTAGAGAACTAAATGAACGCCAGCAAAAGTTTCTTGATGTCCTCTTTGAAGAGGCAGGCGGTGACGTAGTTTCCGCAAAGAAACTGGCTGGCTATTCTGAAAACACACCTACCACTGCAATTGTAAAAGGCTTAAAGGAAGAAATCCTTGAAGCTACACAAATGTATATGGCACGTAATGCGCCAAAAGCGGCTATGGCAATGACAGGGGCTTTGTATGATCCTACTGAACTTGGCATTCGTGATAAAATGGCTGCAGCTAAAGAACTGCTTGACCGTACTGGACTGATTAAAACAGAGAAGGTGCAGGTAGAAGCATCTGGTGGTGTTATGCTAATGCCAGCTAAAGCAATAGTTGAGGACGATGACTAGAAGTATAGGCAAATGGAAACTTCCACAGCCAACAGACATTAAAGAAGAAAACGAATGGGTGCAGATACCACGTATTGCAAGGACTGTCCCTTTTGGTTACAAACAAAATGATGAAGACCCCGACATTCTTGACCCAATACCAACAGAACTTGATTTGCTTGAAAAGGCAAGACAACACGTAAATCAGTATTCATATCGTGAAGTAGCTAATTGGTTAAGCGCAAATACTGGTAGATATATTTCACATGTAGGTTTAAGAAAACGGTTAAGTAATGAGCGACAGCGTAAGAACCAAGCTAGAAGCCTCCGCAAATGGGCAGAATATGCGCAAACGGCAATTGCCAAAGCGCAAGAGATCGAAGAAGCCAGAACAGGCGCAAAAGCCAACGGTTGAAGTAAAAGAAACTGTACCACATGAATTAGAGACAGTATCTATTGACGAAACTGCAAATGTTTTATTTAAACCAAATGCAGGTCCTCAAACAGATTTTCTAGCTGCTAGTGAACGTGAAGTTTTATATGGTGGTTCAGCAGGTGGTGGTAAGTCTTATGCCATGCTTGCTGACCCACTACGTTACATGGGGCATCCACAGTTTAGTGGATTGCTACTACGACACACAACGGAAGAACTGCGAGAGCTTATTTTTAAATCGCAGGAACTATATCCGAAAATCTGGCCGGGTATTAAATGGTCAGAAAGAAAGATGCAGTGGACTGCGCCATCTGGAGCGAGGTTGTGGATGTCATACCTCGACAGAGATGAAGATGTCCTGCGCTATCAGGGTCTAGCATTTAGCTGGATAGGCTTTGACGAATTGACACAATGGGCAAGCCCATATGCATGGAACTACATGCGATCTCGTCTACGGTCTACTGCACCAGATTTGCCTATCTTTATGAGGGCAACAACAAACCCCGGAGGACGGGGGCATCATTGGGTCAAGAAAATGTTTATTGATCCATCGCCATATAATAAAGCCTTTGAAGCAACAGATATAGAAACTGGAGAAGTCTTACGTTATCCAGCAGGACACCAAAAAGCTGGTAAGCCTCTTTTTAAAAGGAGATTTATTCCTGCACGTTTATCTGATAACCCATACCTGTCTCAAGCAGGTGACTATGAAGCAATGCTTCTTTCTTTGCCAGAACAGCAACGAAGACAGCTGTTAGAAGGCGATTGGGATATTAAAGAGGGTGCGGCTTTTACAGAGTTTAATCGTGATATTCACGTTATTGAGCCTTTCTCCATTCCTAGCAATTGGGTTAAGTTTCGTGCTTGCGATTATGGTTACGGGAGCTACTCTGGTGTTCTTTGGTTTGCTGTTGCTCCTTCTGAACAACTTATCGTATATCGTGAGCATTACGTTTCAAAAGTATTGGCAACGGATTTGGCAGAACAAGTGCTTGACTTGGAAGCCGGAGATGGCAACATTAAGTATGGTGTTCTTGACAGTTCTCTTTGGCATAAGCGTGGCGATACTGGCCCTAGTTTGGCTGAACAAATGATTAGTAGGGGATGCCGTTGGCGACCATCAGATAGAAGTAAGGGTAGTCGTGTAGCAGGTAAAAACGAAATACACCGCAGACTACAAATAGATGAATATACAGAGGAACCTAGAATTGTTTTCTTTAATACTTGCACAAACATCGTTGCCCAACTTCCCTCAATACCGTTGGACAAGAAAAACCCCGAAGACGTGGACACAAAGAGTGAAGACCACTTGTATGACGCTTTGCGGTATGGTATAATGTCTAGACCTCGCTTTAGTATTTTTGATTATGATCCAATGGGAAGACCAAGCGGTGGTATGCAGGTAGCAGACGCTACGTTTGGATATTAAGGAAATAACATGGCTGATGATGAAATTATGATTGAGGATGATGCGATTGCATTAGAAGATTCGGAAAATACCGCTATCGAAGATGCAGACGTAAGTAATATTATTCCGTACATTCTTGAACGATATAGTCGTGCCGAAGACTATCGTTATCAAGATGAAGAGCGTTGGTTAAAAGCCTATCGTAATTATCGTGGTTTGTATGGTCCTGATGTACAATTTACAGAAACTGAAAAGTCTCGCGTCTTTATCAAAGTTACTAAAACAAAAACTCTTGCAGCATATGGTCAGATTGTAGATGTATTGTTTGCCAGCAATCGTTTTCCTTTATCCGTGGAGCCGACAGAATTACCAGAAGGTGTTGTAGAAGACGTACACTTTGATCCTAAAGAGCCAGAGCAATTGCGTGGCGAAACTATGCTTTCTAGTCCTTATGGTTACAAAGGCGATGGAAATGACTTTGAGCCGGGTGCAACTGCAAAAACATTATCAGAAAAACTGGGGCCATTATCTGGTAAACTAGAAGGTGTACAAGATCAATTAAAAGAAGGACCTGGAAAAACTCCTACTGCTATCGAATTTAGCCCAGCTATGGTTGCCGCTAAAAAGATGCAGAAAAAAATTCACGATCAGCTTGAAGAATCAGGTGCAAATAAACACCTTCGTAACGCAGCATTTGAAATGGCCTTGTTTGGCACTGGCGTTATGAAAGGTCCATTTGCAGTTGATAAAGAATATCCTAATTGGGACGACAACGGAGATTACGATCCTCTGTTTAAAACAGTACCTCAAGTAAACCATGTGTCTGTTTGGAACTTCTATCCAGACCCAGATGCTAACAACATGGATGAAGCACAGTTTGTAATTGAGCGTCATAAAATGTCTCGCTCACAATTACGTCAACTAAAAAAGCGTCCTTACTTCCGTGCCAATGTTATTGATGAAGCTATTAAGTATGGAGAAAACTACGTCAAAAAGTATTGGGAAGACGATTTGTCAGACTATGCACCAGAGCATGGGGTTGACCGTTTTGAAGTTCTTGAATATTGGGGTACAGTTGATACCGCAATGCTGGACGAACAAAATGTAGATATTCCAAAAGAGTTGCAAGGTTTTGATGAATTACAAGCAAATGTTTGGATTTGCAATAACAAACTTATCCGTATGGTTCTCAACCCATTTAAGCCTGCTAAAATTCCTTACATGGCTTCTCCATATGAACTCAATCCATACTCATTCTTTGGTGTAGGTATCGCTGAAAACATGGACGATACCCAGACATTGATGAATGGCTTTATGCGTATGGCAGTTGATAACGCTGTTTTGTCAGGCAACTTGATTGTTGAAGTAGATGAAACAAACCTAGTGCCGGGTCAAGACTTGTCACTGTATCCGGGCAAAGTATTCCGTAGACAGGGTGGCGCACCGGGTCAAGCTATCTTCGGCACAAAGTATCCAAACGTATCATCAGAGAATATGATGTTGTTTGATAAAGCACGTCAACTTGCAGATGAAAGCACGGGTTTGCCATCGTTCTCTCATGGACAAACAGGTGTTAGTGGCGTAGGTCGTACCGCTAGTGGTATATCAATGCTAATGAACGCTGCAAGTGGTAGCGTAAAAACAGTTATTAAAAATGTAGACGATTATTTGCTTCGACCATTAGGTGAAGGCTTCTTTCGTTTTAATATGCAGTTTGATTTCGATCCTGCAATTAAAGGTGATTTAGAAGTTAAAGCAAGAGGCACAGAAAGTCTTATGGCAAATGAAGTGCGTAGTCAGCGTTTAATGCAGTTCTTGGGAATTGCAAGCAATCCTGCACTTGCACCTTTTGCTAAATTTCAATACGTTATTCGTGAGATTGCAAAGTCTCTTGACCTTGACCCCGACAAAGTAACCAACAACATGAGTGAAGCCGCACTGCAAGCAGAACTAATGAAGCAGTTCCAAGCACCTACACCAGAGCAACAAATGCCGATGGCAGGCGTAAATGCTATGGACCCAACAGGCGCAGGTGGCGGCAATATTGGAACAGGTCAAGCACCAGTTCCGGGTGAACAAGGATTTAGTGGAAATGGACAGGGAAATATTCAGCAAGCTGAAGCCGCTGGTCAGCAGCAACCGCCAATGGGACCACTTCAGTAGTTATCTGGATATTCTCATTGAGCAACAGCATAAAGTGCTGGAACAATCTGATAACATGGTATCAGTACACAAAGCACAAGGTGCTATTGAGGCATTGCGCAAGATTAGGCGTTTGCGTGAGGATGTAAATAAAGCTGAAGGATAAAACTATGGCTCTTGAAAAACAAATGGAACTCTTTGATGAGGGCGGTCTTATGCAAGAAGGCGGTCAAATAGACCCAGTATCAGGTAATGATGTACCTGTAGGCTCTACTAAAGAAGAAGTCCGTGATGATATTCCTGCACAATTAAGTGAAGGTGAATTTGTAATGCCTGCAGATGTCGTGCGATACCACGGCCTCGATAAAATGATGGCACTACGACAAGAAGCTAAAATGGGCCTTAAAAAAATGGAACAAATGGGTATGATGGGAAACTCCGATGAAGCAACACTTCCTGACGACATTCCTTTTGACATTAATGACATTGACATGGAAGATGATGTTCAAGAGTTTGCTGTCGGTGGTATGCCACAACCATATGGTGTGATACAAAGTGGCGCAACAGGTATTCAGGGCTATCAGCCGTCTATGTATCAAAATTTACCTACAACAGGTCCTAGTTTACCGCCTACTCCTCCACCAGCCCCGCCTGCACCACCACAAGCACCTACGCAGGCTTATACGCCTACTATGCAACCGCCTGCTACGTTGCCTACCTTTGGTGAGATGGTAATTCCTACTTATGTAACTTATGTAAATGAGTTGGGTTATGAATTACAAATTCCAGTAGATCAAAATGGTAATCCATTAATTCCTGTTCCTGCTGGCTATAAAAAGAAACCAGCTGCAGAAGAGCAACCTACAACACCTGAAACTACACCGCCACCGACTACTGTAACAGAAACAGATAGAGGTGATGGCAAATCTCCACAAGAACTTGCAGAAGAAGCCGCAAGGCGTGAGCAAGTAAATGCACGTAAAGCAGCGGCAAAGGAGCTTGGTTACACTAAACAACAAAGTATAGGTGAAGCACTATTAAGTCTTACACCACTTGGTTTTATGGTTGGTGATCCAGAAGTTGGTACAGTCATGGCTGATGGCACAATTGCTGATGGTCAAGGAAATAGCTTTGATCCAATTACAGGTAAACAAGTAGGTTATTCTGGTGGTATTATTGGTAATATTGCAGGAGGTTTAGGTTTACGTGATACAGAAGCCGAAAAGTTTGGACTGCCTGAAGGTTCACCTATTCCTGAATCAAGTCTTGCTGGTCTTAAATCACAAATGGGTGAAAAGGGTATTCAAGCAGCACTTGCTGGTACAGATGCAGCATCAGTAGCTAAAAGCACGGAAGCAGGATATCAATCACCAATAAGTAATGAAATGATTGATGCGGCTGTTAAAGCAGGACTTGGCACACGTGAAGAAATTGTTGCTAATATTGAAGCTACTCGTCCGGGTACAACACGTGTTGCAACTACACTTGGGCAAACTAGTGTAACAAGTGCGGCTAAAGCTACTCCTGCTACTGTGTCAGAAGCGGCAAGTTCAATGTCGTTACAAGACAAACTAGATAGAATGGAAAAATTTGGGATAAGCTCTGATAAATTTAGAGAAAACGTACTTTCTGGTAAACTTAAAGAGGAAAGTATGTCTCCTTTTGAAAAAGAAGTAATGGCAGACTTTCGCGCATCATCAGGAACAAATACCCTTTCTGATTCTTTTGATCGTGTTCTTGATAGATATGATGTTGATGACATGGGATTTCCTGTGGAAAAACCAACAACTGACGAATTAACATTTAGGGATATTGAGCGTACAGTAGCTGGTGAAAAAGCGGCACAAACACGAACACTAGCTGAACAATCTCGTATGCAACAAGGTCAGCTTGGCGCAAAAACTACAGCACAAGCACAAAGAGAAGCAGGTGAAGCAAGAGAAACTAGGGGACAAACACGTACAGAATCCTTTGAATCACGTCAAGACTATAAAGATAATGTGTCATCATATGAAAGCCAAGGTTACAGTTCTTCTGCGGCACGTGAAGCTGGTGCTAATAAAACACGTGCTGATGACCGTGCAATGTCTCAAACTGGCGATTATAGTGGACGCACTTCTGCAGTTACTGACAGTAAAGGTAATGCAGTTACAAGCGGTAGTGGTTCTGTAGTTACAAATACTGCTCCATCAGACGACAGTGGGTCTAGCAATGATAAAATAGTGTGTACCGCAATGAATAATGCATATGGTTTTGGATCATTCCGTCAAACTGTCTGGTTACAACACAGTAAAAATATGCATCCTGCTTATCAAAAAGGTTATCATCGTATTTTTAAACCACTTATTAAAGTTGCATATAAAGATGAAAAGTGGTATAATATTGCACTTCGTAAAACTCTTGAAGGAATTGCCCGTAGACGCACTGCAGACATTTGGATGCAGAAACACGGCAAAAGACATTTTCTTGGTGCAATAGAACGAGCGATCCTTGAACCTATCTGTTATATTGTAGGAAAGATTAAATAATGGCTGAAACAGTAGAAGAACTAAAACAAGAAATTGTTGACCGATATGTTGCATTGTCTAACGATGAAAAAGATGTTATCGGTAGCATGGTAGGTACACAAGAAATGCGTGTTCTTGGTAAAGTATTAGGACCAGAACTACGTGGTATAGCAAATCTTAAAGATTTGAAAGTTGTTGGAAAACCAAAGAAACGTGGTCTAGCTACACGCTAAATAGCTAATATCTGGCTACCCATC